GACTCTATTATATAACTATATCCTGATAAATTTGTTATTGTTACCGTTTGAGTTTGCGCTCTATAATCGGCATATAATACGTTTACATTTGCGTTAAATCCATTAATAGTATTATCAAAAGAATTAATTAAATTTAAAGATACTTCACCGCTTAAAAGATTGATATTATAATTATCGATTCTATAATAGTCATGTTTTATTTGTAAAACATCGTTTAATTTTAATTGAGTTAATATCCTCAATGGTAAAATAGCTTTATATTTAAAGTTTCTTCTTTTAATATTAAATACAGAATCTACATAGTCTTTATGATAGTTTTTGTATAAAGTATTTTCAGATGCTACACCGTTCCATTCGTTATTTTCTATACCAAAAACTAAGTTATATTGTGGGTTAATGAAGTCAATAGAATGACTCGCTATGTTTACGCTTCCGTTAATCAACTCTTTGCCTCCGATATCATTTATAAACCCTAATGTTTTTGTTCCTACTGCAGTTGAAACATTATAAAATAAATGTACTTTTGGATTAACGGGTGTAATTGTTTCGTCAAATATGCCTCCATACATTAAATTGGTATTTATATTATCTTTCAAATCGATTAATCTTTCATAAACAATTTGCTCAAAAGGCAATTCATAAGATAAACTTTCGCCATCAAGTGGTTTGCCAGTTGCTGTACCGTCATCCGTTAAGATAGTTTCTTCATCTCCATAAGGTAATCCTGTATTTATTTTAAATTGTTTGTTTAAAATAGTACTTGGCTCTTGAAACTTAAATTTAATTTCATTTAACAAAGAACCCCTTTCAATATCTATTGAATTATCATTTATGTATTTAGAAACATTCCAAATTGAACCTTTAGAATAAAAGCTTTTTAAAGTATCTACATAAATATTATTGTATTCGTCAGCAATTACAACTAATTTAAACATCTTAAACAACCCATTTAAAAAGTCAATTATCTTTATCTTAGGTAAGTTATTAATTACTTGCAACTGTCCCGTAATAGTTTGCTGTGGGAATGTAGCAGACATTCTGTAACTTTCGTATCTAAATTCGATTGTTAACTTGCTTGTAAATTTAAATTCTTGATTTGCTGAAATATACCATGAATGTTTTTGTCCAGTGTTTCTTTCTATGTCAAAATAAAAAACGTCTGTTCCTGTGCTTTGACTAAATCCACCTGCTAAATTTCCATCAATTGTATGCTCAATATTGTACTTTACGGTTTCGTATCCCAAAGCGGGAACTATGTCGATTAAAGAATAAATCCTTTTGCCACCTGCTACAAATGTATCTTCTACTATATCAACTACACCACCTCTACCGTCAATATCGCCTGTATTTGTGAAGTCAATTCTAACTTTATTATTTTGCGTATTAATTAAACTTGAATCATTATTTAACCAAATAAATAATTCTGTAAAATCAGTACGTCCGAAAAAGTCACGTGAAAAAGTAACTCCATATTTTGTTTCAATCGCTTCTATTACATTTAATAATCTTAATGCAGGTCGCAACTCATTCCATTTCAAACCAGTATTTGCGCTTAATGGTAAGTAAGATATATTAGCTAACTTATCCGTATTCGTTCCCTCTTGTGATGAATCATAATATAATTGCTTTTTAACGAATAAAGGATAAATCAAATTTCCACTAAACAAACTTGAAGTTAAACCTGTCTTTACATTTGCGGGATTAAAAGTGTGTTGAAACTCTGAAAAATCCAAAGAACTTAACTCATCATTTTTAAGCGTATCTTTTAACGAAACTAAGTTACCCCAAAATGTAAGAGTATAAGCGTATGGTCTACCTTGCTTAACACTAACTTTGTCTAATCGATATTTACCATACTTAAAAGGTATTCCATCCAACTCTATACGTCCGTCTTGTTTAACTCTTGCGTCAAACGAATTATCTATGTTGGCATCGTAGTAATGTTTAAATATACGATTGTTTTTGTTGGTAGCAGGAACGGTAAAAGAGCGTGAATAATCGGTAGTATTTTTTGTGATATCGTTAATGTTAGCAATAGAACTATTAATTTCTATTGATTCATCTTTAAACCTATCTAAGTCATCATTCCCAATGTATAGTTTAACTACCATTTATATATTATTTACTTCATTAAATGCGTATTCAAATTCTAACTCATAATTAATTAACCTATCTTTTTGTCTTGATTTATACTCAAAAGATTTAGTCGATATTTTTAAGGGGATATAATTTCCGACACTTTCGAGTTTCCAAACTTTCTCAGATAAAAGCAATTGTTTGTAAGATTCATTAATACTTTCATCAACAAATCCACTGTTAATTTTAAACTTACTTTTACCCTGAACATTATACGTAACATATTGATGATAACCTACGTTTGGCTGTCCTCTGTCGTTTTCGTACTCCTCGCTTGTAGTACTAATGCTTTCGGTACTTGCTTTGAAAAATGTAAGTATTTGTAATGCGCCCTCTTTGTTTTGAAAGGCTATATCTACAGGCGTATATCTACATTCGTCTTGAACTAATAACGTACAAGTATAATCTAACTCGGCTATATTTATTTCTATTTCAGTATCATCCAAACACTCAATAACATTAACCCATATGTTTTTAAATAAGTTTGAACTATTAGTAGTACTTCCAATTGTAACGGTATAATCTAATGTATTAATAGGATATGATTTAACAGTTACTGTGTAAGATAAAGACTCGCTAATCATTAAGGGCAAGCAAAAGAACCCGTTTCTATCTACTTTAAATTCATTTCCCGACAATAAAACAGAATTACTTTGCGCATTTTCACCATCCAATCCATAACTGTAACCGCGTGATAATAATGAAGTGTTAGGCAATTGAATAACATTTAAATCATCTTCATCAGTTGTAGTGTAAACTACTTGTGTTTTAACCCATGCCTGATTGTTACCATTATAAACACCAGTTACACTCATTTCCTGTGGCATGAAATCAATATAATCATTCACTAACCTTGCAATGTTTATCTTGTCATTACTTCCTGAACTTGTCGGATTCTTTTTTGTAATAGAATAAACAGGCTCGGTAGGTACTGAGGCTTTTAATCCGTTCCAAATAAACACTTGCAAAGTATACGCGCTACAAATAGCACTTGTCAAAGGACTTGTAAACGGAATCGTTATGTAATAAGGCGATAAACTTTTAATCATAATTTAAGTGCTATTTTTAATTTTTCATCAACTTCTAAAGAATAAGCCATGTATATATCATCTGGCAATCTTTGAAACGCTTGTTCGTACGGCTTAGTAAAAAAGTTTGTTGTTGCTAATCCTTTATTCCATATACTTCTAATAATCAAAAAAGAAGTTGATTTATAAGACAAAAATCTTCCGGTGTTTTTATCTTTAAATTGTATTCTTTTTCTTGAAACCCAACCGTTAATACCACTCGTTAAACCTCCGCTTTTTCCAGTACCTGTTCCAAACTTAAAAGGACTTAACGGGGCTTTTGCTGAACTACTAACACCCTTAACACCTTTGTCTACAAACTCCCAATAATCCTGAGCATTACCAAAAACAAACGTTAGCGTTGTAGTTTTGTCCTGTTGGACTACTTTATATTCTATACCATCATATAATGCGCTTGTGTCTTTCTTTTTTCGTTTAGATAAGTTTGATTTAGCCTGTTGTTTAACATACTTTCCAAACTTTTCTAATTCATCGACTACACCGTTTGACATAATGATAGTTCGATATTAGGAACTTCTACTGTAAAATTTAATCTTGCTCCATCAACCAATTTAGCACCCTCAAAAGAACCTAATTCAAAAGATGGGTTTTCGCTTGATGTAATATTATTATCTTCAAAATCCGTAAACATTTGAGTCCACATTCTATTTAAAACCGATATACAAAGATTATGATTATCTATTTCGTTATCGTTATTGAAAAAATTATCTTCATTAATTTCTTTGTTTATATCTCGTTGATTAAAACAAGCTATCTCTACATTAAAGTTAACCGTTTGACCATTTGTAAACCCTCCAGAAACTATGTTAATATTAACCAAAGGGTACATTATTTCTTTCTTTAAATCAATATCAGCAGTCTTTAAAACAGTATTAACCGAACTATTAGACTCCGCTAATTGTTTAATATATAGATATAATTGCGATAGTTGATTCATTATAATTCGATTGTATTTGTATTATTAGTCATTATCTTATGTTTTAATTTCTGCTTATCTATTTTGTGAGCCAAAAATAAATGTACCTCGTGAACATTTTTGCTTAAAATAGTATCTATCTTCCAAATTTTTCCTTTAGCCAACTCTTCAATTGTAGCATACCAACCCCACTTTTGGAAATAATCGTTTGCTGTTTTTCCCTCGCTGGTTCCTGAATCATATATTTCTGGGTATAACTGATTAATTCGTTCGCTAAACTCGAAAAAAAAACCAATGAACCGTTAACGATTGATAAAGGCATGTGTTTCATTATATCGGAATACTGTTTAGTTCCCTTGTATTTTATTATTTCATAGTTACCTAGCACATCTTTATTTTTAATAGGTCTAAATAAAACAGCCATTAACTTATGCATACTTTCTACGCTTGCTCCGTGTGTTGAGATGTCTATAAACTCTCCTTGTGTAATCTTATCAAAGTTAGGAATGAATCCAAACTCAACATCTTTAATAAAAAACGTAGGTTTAAACTCAACCGTTTGATTAAGTGCTAAATCAATTTGAGTTAACATCATTTTGTAGTCAACTGAACTAACCAAATCAATCCTATTTCGTTCTATACCTGTAAATATTTGAATCTTTCTTTTGTTAAAATTATATTCGTCTAAATCTTCACGCTTCAATAGTTCATCGTACTGTTGAAATTGAAAAAGAGTTATATCGTTTATCGATTCTGGTAAAATAATTTTCATACTTTTAAAACTTTAATTTAACGTTTTTGTTATTAGCGTATCTCTACTTTAAAACCTCCACTTAGATTATAAGATACGTTGTATCTTATTGCGTCAATAGCGTGATTCCAATTGTCACAGAATAACTTAGAGCCTTTATCTGTATAGACATAATTATTTAATTCACGCCCTATATTTTCTCCCTCAACTATTATTTCATAGTCTTGCATTAAAGCAATACCAGCAGAAATACTACCTGCTCCTTTTGTTGTTGCTAATATCCTACACCCTTTGCCCGCCAATTCATCGATTAATCGAGGCTCTGCACTATCGGCAACTATTAACCTATTACCACATATAGAGTTATTTATATGTGCTATTTCGGACGTGGTAAGTTTAGGTTTGTATAAATGTTCTTTAACGTAAATAATCTTTTTGTTTCTATCGATAGCAACTTCAACAAGTGTAGTAGGGTCTATGCTAAACCCATAATCCTGACCAAAAGAAGTTTGTAAATTATCAGGATTAAACGCTCCAAACTTCCAGTTAGTAAAAACAACACCTTCGGCTTTATCCAACCAACCACCAAGTATAACGTGTTGATATTTTTTAGGATTGTTTTTTTTAACTCTCTCAACTTCATCCAAAAAAGACTCGTCTAAATTAGCTAAGTTATCTAAATAGGTAGTATGTATGTAAGTTACATTTCCTTTAACACCATTAAATCCCTCAGTAATCCCCTCTTGCTCAAAGAATTTTCTGTAAATCCAATGCTCTTTAGTGGCTGGGTTTAAAATAAGTATAACCCTATTCTGTTTGCCTTTCTGTCTTATTGATAAATTAATCTTATCAAATACGGTTTCGTCTATTAGCTCTTCGGCTTCATCTAATATCCACGTTGTAACCCCTTGCAAAGACTTTAAATTTGCTGTTTGGTCTCCTGATGATGTCTTTATACCTTTAAATATTATCTCACTACCTGACTTCTTATTTCGTATTTCTGATTTATTTACTTCAAAAAAATCATTCAATTCTAATAAATCAATCTTTTCTTGGAACTCAGGTATAATTGAAAGGTGCGCACTTGTCATTGTTTGTCTTGTAAATAGAATCTTATGTCCTGATTCAAACGACAAAAGGCTGGTAAAAGTACCAACCCCGAATGATTTACTTGACCCTCGACCGCCTGTTATTATAAAGTAACGGGTATCATTTTCAAATAAACATGAATATTTTTTATTTAGAGTTATCAAATTTAATTACATCTTTAATATCGAAATTAGAAACCTCCACTTTATTATCGATTGTTTGTTTAGGCATTCCAAATTTATACTGAAAAAATAATTTAACTGCCCAATCTTTGCCATCGTTTATAGCGTCTGTAAGAGCTTTAAATGCCATTGGTTCTAATGGAGTAAGTTTCTCAATTAATCCTTGCTCCTCTGCCTTGCTTTTACGTCCCGCGCCTTCTCTCGCGCCTCCTTGTTTACTTTCCATTTGAAAAAATTTGATTATTCAGAACTTTTTTTATAAAAAAATCTAAATCAAAAGATTCTTTTATGTTTTTACCATCTTCTGAGTAGTAAAAATGTATACTATTGTCTTCAACTATAACTCTCATAAACTTTATATGCTTTATCAATCATTAATTATTCGTTTTTAATTATTTCAAAAGTTGTTTTGTTCGTTTCGTTTTCAGAAAATAAAATTACAACTATATATTTTTTTTTAAATATATTTTCCAAAAGATTTGACATTCTTTTTTTATCTTCTAACAACAATTCACTATATGCTTCGGCTGGTCTAATAACTATTATATCTTTACTCATAACTATCAAATACTTTATCTAATTTATCAATCATACTTATCAAAGGCTTAGGACTACAACTTGCACACGGAAACCATAACTGTCTATCGAATACACTTGCGTATAATTCACAAACAAAATCTACTTGCTCTTTGCTTATTGTAAGTGTTCGTATTGCCTTAAAATCTTTCCAGCTATTATATTCATCCTCTGTTAAACATCGTGCTTTAAATCTATACGGAAATAACTCGTTTAGCTTTTCTTTTCGTTTATCGCAGTTACAATCTTTACCTTCAACAAATATTTGTAATCCTGTAGCTTTAATAATCTTTTCAACCGTATCTCCTAAACCTCTGCTTCTTTTTACTTTTGCCATTTTAAACGTTTATTTTTATACAAATCAATATCGTTTCCTAAAACTTTTTTTCGCGCCTTATCTAACTCTCTATAAATTAACCCGTAATCTATAAATTTATACTTATCGGCTATTTCTCTAATCGATAAATCGTAAGACTCACTTAGCAATCCCAACTGTAAATAACTCAACTTATTGCAATCTTCTAATAATCCAACCTCATAATCATTTAATTCTAAAACCTCGTTATTACTTGAAAGATTAAAAAATAAATCTAAAGATACTTTTTGTTTTGATTTTTTTACGTAGTCTAAAAATAGATTACGAATCACTATAATAACGTAAAAATCATTTATTTGTTTTTCAGAATCATGTAATTTAATATACATATCATTAACCAAGTCATCAGCTAACATTTTATCCTTGCAAATATTATTTGCTACCTTTCTCCAGTATTCATCTTTCTTTGCAAGTTCTTCTAACATATTTTTATTTTAAAAAACCCCTTAAAAAGCACTAACCAAACTTTAAAAGGGGTAAAAATTATTAATTATGAAGTTCAAATTTAAATAATTATAATTTAAGAAACAAATTTATTTTAATAAACTTTAAACTTAATATACTCCTCGCCTTTTTTAACAATAGCCTTAAAAACGTGCAACTCATAAATAAACCTGTCATCAACTCCGTATTTTTTAACTAAACAATCTATAAAAGTTTTCAAACAATTATCTATGTCGGAAGCTTTAGAACTAAAACCAAATTCAATAGCCAACTTAATATTTTCTTTGTTTGGT